CTGGAAGATGCCGTCAGGGTCGTAAATGCACCACTGCTGGCAGTTGTTCCGCCAATAGGTGTGTTGTTGATTGTTCCGCCGGTTTGCGTTGCGCCGGTTACGGTTGTGCCAGTGAATGTGCCACCGGTAACGGTTTTGCCGGTAAAGGTCAAAGCAGTCGGCAAAGACAAGGTGACAACAGTCGTGCCAGACGCTGTAATCTCGTTGGCCGTACCCAAAACAGAGGTCACCGCACCGATGGATGATGCGCTGATGGCGACGTTCCCGGCAAAAGTCAGTTGACCTTGGCCGTTGACGGTGAACTGGGCGACGTTGGTAGAGTTGCCGTAAGTTCCTGCGGTGACTGCTGTATTGGCAATCGAAATCGTGCCAATACCAAAAATAGGGCCGCCAGTAAGGCCAGTGCCTGTATCAATCTCGGTAACGCCACCAGATAGCGAGAATTGCCTCCAAGAGCCGCCAGAATAGCCGTAGAAACCACCTAAAGTGGTGTCGTAACGCATCATACCTATCTGAGGTATGGATGGTTGCTGTGACGTTGTGCCTTGAGGTAGGGTTAAAGCCCCTGTTCCGGGCATAACGGCGTTATCTGCAATCGTAAATGTCGGATTTCCAACCCCAGTTGGGTTTGCAATGTTGATTTGGTTGCTTGTTCCGACCAAAGTAGTTGAAGTAACCGATCCATCGCTCTTTAAAACAACAAAACTGTTGAAACTAGCGTTGGCAAAGTTTGCTACTTGCCCAGCAAGGGTAATTGTTGGGTTGCCAGCGATGCCATCGCCGTTAGAAATGGCCAAACCAGCGTTTGCAACCGCAATAGAACGGCCTGTAATGGCCGTAGAAGACGTTTTTACCTGAAAGCCAGTACCTGAGTTCACCAAAGACAACAAAGCGCCTGTAGTGGTGATATTAAAGAGGCCCTGAGCGCCTGCATCGGTAATGGATAGACCGTTTGTCACACCAACATAGCGGCTATTTGGCAGGGTTGGCTCTTGATTGACCGTCAAAAAGGTCTGGGTTTGACTTGGCGAGCCGGCAATAGCGGCCGTAGTCGTGCGTACAGTGACCCCGTTTTGGACGATTGGAACCGACTCAGCCCCTGTAATGGGGCCAGCGGCAGGTAATTGGGTAATGGAGACTTGTGCTGACATTATGTACTCGTATTATCTGGAGGGTTAGGAGCAATCGTGTCTTCGTTTCCAGTATTTGACGGGGTCTGAGTATTATTTTCCGTTGAAATCTGGAACTGACTTGATCCGTCCATGGACTGGCTACCGGTCATTAGGAAGTTGTCATTAGCGGCAACACTCACATCAGGACGTGGGAACCGAAGATTGATACGCTCAGTTTGACGAGCAGGCAAGCGGTAAGGGTCAAAGTTATCCCTGCAACCTTGGTCGCATACCCGTAATCCGGGAAAGTTTGGGTCTGGGCCAAGTTGCACAAAGGCTCTTTTCATCTTGCAACGGTCGCAGACGGCTATCGCCAGAGACGATAAACCGTGAGTGTCGAGCCAGACTGGCATTATCTTGTGTACACCGAGATATTCGGCGCCCAATAAATTGGTGACTTGTCGCGCTCTTCTTGCTCGGCCTCATTGAGGTACTGCATGGCCATCTTTTCGAGGTATTGGATACGAGCAAGGTCAACTTGAGGCAACTCAAGGCTCATCCGGTGAGCCAGATTCATCACCACAGCCTCATACCAGCGTTGTGGGACTTCTAATTCTTGACTCAAGGACGTGATGTCCATGACTTGACGCGAGTACCACACAGTCATCTGCACAAAAGTGTCGGAAGGCGTAGGCCACAACACGACGTTTGGCTGAGGAATAGTGCGCTCGAAGTAATACTGGAACGGCTGGTTTGCAGTGAATTGTTTGTTGGGTAGGTTTGTATAGTCGTCGCGGTTTAAGCGAGACATCTGCAATTCGCGCGAATTTGTTCCGAAGTAGAGTTCGCGCAAGGACAAAGTCGTGCCGCCGGTAGCGCGCATTCTGTAGTACGGGACGTTAGCGCCGGGATTGATGTCCTGCCATACCCAAGTATTGTCTGTAACGGTCTGATTAGTTGCTGTGTAGAGGGTAGTCCACGTGGCATTGTCATACGAATACTCGAATACATAATTCCAGACAGCACTTCCACCGCCAGCGATATAAGGCAGAACACCAATAGAACCAATATATACGGGGTTAGTCGGGCCGTAATTGACCGCAATGTTTCCATTCGGGGAAGACTGGACGCAATACGTTTGAGGATTGTCATCATAGACATTGGCTGTTACCCCTCCCGCAGAAGATGTGTAAGCGCCAGAGGGCTGAGTCATTGTGCGATAAAGCACATTCAGCACATCAATCGTACCCGCAGGCAAAAAATATTGATAGTTGTCGGCATTCAGACCAACAACCAATTTGTTGATGGCCCAATAGTTGATACCGATATTGGAAAGGCTTGTCAGGAAAAAGAACAGGGACTGTCTAGCGGACAGGACTTCTTCGTCTGTCAACTCTTCAGCGAGTTTGCCGCATCGACGTGCGCCATGGTCAATCAGAGTTTGAATGCTGATGACTGTATTGCCAACTGATCCTGAATAAGCCATACATTTACCACCCGGGGCAATTCCAGCGCTTTAATGATGCTTTTGCCCTTGGTGCATCTCCTTTTGAGTGTTCTACAACGCCAGACATCCGCGCACAAAAGGAATCTTTACGTGATCCACCTTGAGGTTGCGGTGCTTTTAAGTGACTTCCAGTCTCTCTATTGTACTTCTCGCGACCTTTTTGTGTAAGCCCTGCGCCCTGTTTTGTTGGAAGTTTTTCACCACGACCAACAGCCAAACTAGGGCCGCCTTCTTTCATTTTTGCGGTTTTAGCCGATTGATGAAAAGCCTCAGCAGTTGGAGCGCCTTTTGAACCCGGCTTACGCATATGTTCACTAGAGCCTTCAGCGATTCTTTCTTGCTTTCTATGAATGTTTTCATAGAGACCACCAGATTTAAAACCTTGTTTTTTATCTGCATTTGCAAAATCCTTTCCTACTTTAGTTGGGATACCTACTTTTTTGGCGAAGGCAGGGCTGTGGGCCACAGCCTCCATCAAGTTGTGTTGGGCTTTGGATTTGCTAGGCATGATTACAGAGTGTCAAAAGGATTGACGTAATGCTTGACCATCTCAAGAGTAACGGTATAAGCATCCCCAGCAGACTGATCAAGAGTCGTAAATAAAATCTTTCCAGTCTTACCTGTTCCAGAGTTATTTGTCAGGCCACCAATATTTTCGTAATCTTGTGTGTACTGAGTGTTTTGCGGAACAGTTTCAATCACTACAGGAGCGGTTGCATCCCAAGACATTTGCACTTCAAGCCCATGCGTCAATGCAGAAATCTTTGTAATTGTCACGCCATTACAAGCACCACCAGCATTTGATGAGTTCAAGGCGGCAGGATTAACCTTGACTACGTTGGTTTCACCAGTCGTGTCAGTGGTTGTAAAGTAAAACTTCATGATGGCCTTGCGCTCGCCATCAAATAATGTTTGTGATGTAGCAGTAATTGCCATATTTATCTCCAATTAAAAGCGGGGGCGTTAGCCCCCACCTTATTTTTAACAACGACCACCGCGTTTCATTCTGCTGGCAGGGAGAATCATTGGGTCAGAATCAACCGAATAACTCTTTGCCGCCTTCATGCTTGCGGAGTTCTCTTCCTTGTTAGCCTTTAACAAAGCCGCCTCGGGGCGCGTTACCTTGCCACCTTTGCGGTATGTACCAGACAATTGGGAGATCATCACAGGCGTTGGGGCTTTCTTACGTCCTTGAGGCATTGCCACGGCGCGGCCAGTGTCGTTAACACTTCCCCCCGTGGCGAAGTGCTTTTTTGAGCGCTCACCTCCGTGCATCTTGGTCTTTGCGTAAGGGCCTAAGTCATTTTCGATAGTGGTCTTGGTTTCAAAACGATCAAGTTTTGCACCCAATGCATCGCCGCCATCTTTCATGTGCTTGGCATGGCCACCACGCTTGTAACCACCAGCGTTGGAGTCTTTCACTTCACCAGTCTTAGCCTTTGGATTACGCTTACTTGCTTGGTGAACCAAGGTTTTGTCGTAATTGCCATATGACTCTTCTTCTGGAATCTCTCCACCAGTTGAGTAATGGTGTTTAGCGTGACCGCCGCGCTTGTAGCCTCCAGCGTTGCTATCCTTAACGCCGCCAGTGCCGACTTTAGGATTGCGCTTGCTGGCTTGATGAACCATAGTGGTGTCGTAAGAACCCATGGTCTCTTCTTCTGGAATTTCACCGCCAGTTGAATGACCTTTGATCTTGCCGCCCTTTTTGTAGCCACCGCCGTTAGACAGAGCCACACCGCCAGTTGCATAGTGCTTGGCCTTACCGCCCTTTTTAAGGGTTAGGTGCGTACCTTTGCCACCTTTATGTTCTTGTGAATCATGCTCTTTGAAAGCCTTTTTGATCATGGCTTTGTCTTGAGCCTTGTCCATCTTTTCTTCTTTGCGCTCGTCGGCCTTTGATTCCATCTCAGCCTTGCCGCCTTTTTTCATACGGCCGCCCATTACAGGAGCAGGAGCCGCCATCATGGCCTTACGACGAGCCATCATAGAAGGCTTGCCGGGGGCTTGAACAGGAGCGTTAACAGCAGGACGACCGATCAATGCAGGAGTGCCAGACAAA